TTCCCCTGCTGAAGCAATGGGTACTCTGCTAGGTAACGCTATTGCTACTAAGATGGATACTGACTTGCTTGCTTTGTTTGCAGGTTTCTCTGGCGCATTAGGTGCGGCAGGGCAGGAGATTACTGTAGCTGACTTGTTTAAAGCGGCGGCAACTCTGCGCTCTAACAAGGTAACTGGCAGTATGTCTGCTGTTGTTCATCCTTTCCAAGCGTACCAGTTGAAAGCTAACCTAACTAACACCTTTGCTAACCCCAACGGTGGCGACTTGCAGAACGAAGCAATGCGTAACGGTTATGTTGGTACTATCGCAGGTATCGACATCTATGAGTCAGCTAACTTGTCTGTTGACGGTAACGGTGATGCTGTAGCGGCTGTATTTGCCCCTGAAGCATTGGCTATTGCCATCAAGCGCGACTTCAACCTTGAAGCAGAGCGTAACGCATCTCTACGAGCGTTCGAGCTTAACGCCACTGCTGTATATGGTGTTGCTGAGTTGGATGATGATTTTGGTGTCAAGATTACTGCTGACGCTACTATCTAAGTGTATTGCCCCCTTTTCGGAGGGGGCTTTTACTTGAGGTATTTATGGCTATAACTTATCGCGGTGAAAGGTTTGCGGGTTACAATAAGCCCAAGCGCACCCCCAAGCATGGAACTAAAAGCCATGCTGTACTAGCGAAAGAAGGCGACAAGATCAAGCTAATTAGGTTTGGTCAGAAAGGCGCAGACAATAAGCCCCCGCGCAAAGGTGAAAGCGAAGCTGATAAGGCTAAACGCAGATCATTTAAAGCGCGTCACGCTAAGAATATAGCTAAAGGTAAAATGTCTGGAGCATACTGGGCTGACAAGGTGAAGTGGTAATGGCGTACAGCAATGATTCCGATTTAATGAAGCTAGTCCCTGACATTCTAAGTCTGGGTATAGAGTCATTTATTCTAGAACACCCAAAGGCCAAGGCTGACATCGAACGCGAGTTACGCATTAAGTGGTGGCCGCGCAAGGGTCTATCTGGCGAAATGGATGCAAGCAAGCTAACTGGAACGCAGTTCACTATGGCTTCATCGTACCTAGTGCTGTGGCGTTATGCGCTACCGCAACTTACCAACTGGGTTGATGGCGATAGATTCAGTAACATGATCGACTTTTATAAAGCCCGATACGGTGAAGAACTTGAAGCCGTATTGAGCGATGGCATTGAATATGATGCTGATGGCGATGGCACTGTGACCGATAAAGAAAAGCAACCTGTAGGCCAGTGGCTAGATAGATGAAGTTATCTATAACGTCAAACGCTAACAAAATGTCTATGCAGATTAAAAAGCATGGGCAGGAAGTGTCTGGCAGTATTAGAAAGGCGTTATCTATTACAGCGCAAAGCGGCATTAATATTATTCAAGAAAGAACATCCAAAGGCATGGGCTACAAGGATGGTAAGTTTAAACCTTACACAGAACAATATGCCGCATATAGAGTTAAGAAAGGTAGAGGCACGTTGCCAAACCTAGAGTTTGAACGCCAGATGATGTCATCAATTACATCAAGAGCAGATAGCGAGAAGGCAGTCATATTCTTTAGAGGCGCGGAAAACTCACGCAAGGCGGCTATGAATGAAAAGAAAAGGCCGTTTTTTGGCTTTTCTAGGCAAGAAGAACGAAAGCTTAGTAAGATATTCTTTAGGGCGGTGAAATGAGCGTAAGAGAAAAGATAGCTGATAATATCGTTGATACTTTGCGGGATGTTGTCCCGAACAAAGAAGTCAGCTATGTAACGCGAGAGCCATTTGATTTTACCAAATTATCAAACGCCCAATACCCCGCTATATTGGTTCGTAGCGCGGGTGAAGATAGAAACGACAGCACGATTGGCGGTTCTGTCACGCAAAGGATGGCGACAATTAATTATGATCTTATATGCTATGTTAAAGGCTCTCTGATAGACACAGCCAGAAACAGAATCATAGAGGTCGTTGAAGAAGCACTTGATGTTGATCGGTATCGCGGTGGTAATGCCCTAGATACTCAGGTTATCAATGTTGAGGTGGATGAAGGTTCTATTGATCCCATTGGTGGGGTCATTATTACAGTTCGCGTGTTGTATCAGTACACTCGCGGAAATATTTAACTTTAATTTGAGGTATTAATCATGGCGACTAAAACAGGCGCATCTGGAGTAGTTAAAGTACAAGTCTCAGGCACGACTGTTGCCGTGGTTGGCGAAGTACGTTCTTTCACGTTTGAAGGTTCAGCAGACACTATTGAAGATTCTGTAATCGGAGATACTGCGCGAACCTACAAGCAGGGTCTTTCAACTAACACCGTTAGCATTGAGTGCTATTGGGATGAAGCAGATGCACAGCAGTTAATCTTAGATGAACGTGCTGACATTGACTTTGAAATCTATCCTACTGGTACTGGCACAGGCGAAACTTACTTCTCCGGTGGCGGTATTGTTACTTCTCGTAACATTTCTGGCGCATTTGATGGAATGGTTGAAGCTAGTTTCACTATTCAGTGCAGTGGTGCGATAACCGAAGCGCAAGCGTAATTAGGGGGAATAAACCATGGGATTAGCTAAAGAGTTACGCAACAGACGAGAAGCAAAAACGCGAGAAGTATTAGTTCCTGCGTGGGGTGACGAATCTGGAGATTTTAAATTGTATTGCAGGGCAATTACCTGTTACGACTTGGATCAACTCCAGAAGAAGCACCCCAACTTCTTAAACAATACCACTGTTGGCGCAATGGTAGATTTGATTTGCATGAAGGCAGAAGATGAAGGCGGCAACAAGCTATTTACATCTGCTGAAGATCGGATGGATTTGATGGGTGAAGAAACAAGCATCATTTCTGAAATTGCGAATCAAATGTTTGCAGAGATTGAATCTGTAGAGTCACAAATGGGAAACTAAGAACCGATCAATCAAGGATTAATCTACTTTCTTTGGCTGATCGGCTTCACATCACGATAGAAGAAGCAGAGCAAATGCCAGTTAGTCATTTCAATGAGTGGCTTGCTTACTTCCAGATAATGAGCGAGAACGATGGCTAACAATGTACAGATAGTAATAAAGGCACTTGATAAAACAAAATCAGGGTTCGGGTCTGCAACCAAAGGCTTGAAAGCTGTTGCGGGTGCTGTTCTAAATGCTAAAACTGCCATTGTTGGCCTTGTTGGTACGGCAGGGTTTGGCCTTCTTATCTCTCGTAGCTTACAGGCTACAGACGCACTAGCAAAAACCGCAAGCAAGATAGGCACAACCACTGAGGCTCTTGGTGGGTTAAGGTATGCCGCTGAAATAGCGGGTATTGAAACTCGCACAATGGATATGGCGTTACAGCGTTTCACTAGGCGAACTGCTGAAGCGGCAATGGGTACTGGTGAGGCCAAAGGTGCAATTAAAGAGTTAGGCATCAATGCCAACGAATTAAACAGGATGCCACTAGATAAGCGCATGGTTGTTCTAGCCAATGCGTTTGAAAATGTTAAATCTGAATCTGACCGACTACGTTTAGCGTTTAAGCTGTTTGACTCTGAAGGTGCGGCTTTAGTCAACGTGCTATCTCAGGGCGGTGATGGCCTGAAAGAAATGCTAGGCGAGGCAAGAGCATTAGGTTTAACGATGTCTACCAGTGCCGCAAAAGGCGTAGAAGATACCGTTGATTCACTTACAAAGTTATCGGGTTTATTTAAAGGGGTCACAGACCAAACTGTTTCTGCGTTTGCCCCTGCAATAGAGGCAATGGTTGTGCGGTTTACTGCATTTCTACAGCGCACTATTGAGGCCAAAGGGGGTATTGAGTTATTTGCCAAGTCACTGGCTAAAACGCTTATCTCTGGAATACAAGGCGCACTAATTGGATTTGAAAAGTTAGCGAATGGTTTTGTAAATATTTATAACGAAGCCATACGCACAAAGAATAACCTAAAGAATCTGTTTAGCATTGGGGCGCAAGATGTTAGGCAATACAATGAAGAAATAGAGTCGCTTAAAAAGCAAATCGAAGACGTAAAGAATATGTCAAACGCATCTGTTGAAGTTAGACTTGATGCAACAGATAGATTGATGGAGCGATTAGAGGCTGTTAGGGCGTTACGCGATGCGGCTCAAGATACAGAAAGCGCGGAACTACTAAGCGGGGTAAGTACAAAATATATCCGCGATGAACTTGAGGGTGTAAAAAATGCTCTTGATATGGTCGGAGAGTCTATCCCGCAAGCAACAGTTCCTGCCTTGGAAGCAATTAACAACGTAGATTTAGGGTTTAAGGCGTGGCAACAAACTGTTAAAGATGGCGGTGAGATCGTACAGCAGTTTACAACAAACGCTTTAGATGGCATGACCGATGCTTTAACCAAAGGTATCACTGGCGCGGCTGATTTCGCTGACGCTATGAAAGCAATGGCGAAAAGCGTAGTAGATAGCCTGATCAAAATGCTGATCCAGAAGTATATTGTGGATGCGGCATTCGGGTTTATCACAAGTAGCTTCGGAACTGGCGGGACTGGTTCAACAGGTAGCGGTGCTACATCAGGCGGTGGGCTAGGAATGGGTCAAGGCTATTCCAATACTGCCGCGATAGGTGGCCCAGTTTTTCAAGGCGAAAGAACATTAGTCGGTGAGCGTGGCCCAGAGATATTTGTGCCTAACGCAAACGGTTCAATTATTCCTAATCACAAGCTAGGTGGTGATGGTGTCACCATTAACCAAACAATCAATGTAACAACTGGCGTACAGCAGACAGTCAGAGCCGAAATTGCTACACTTATGCCACAGATCGCCAGTGCCGCAAAAGGTGCGGTAGCTGACGCAAGACAGCGTGGCGGTGGATTCTCCAAAGCATTGGTAGGAGCATAAAATGCCGTTAGCATTTCCAACAGTAGGTATTCAGAATATTACTATGCGGTTAAAGCGTAGTGTCGCAGTAACTGAATCACCATTTACTTACGATCAGCAAGTGTTCGATCACAAAGGCGCAATATGGCAATGTGAGGTCACTCTGCCGCCTTTAAGCCATGCAGATGCACGATCAGTTGAGGCATTTATTGTGGGCTTAAAAGGGCGTTCTGGCACGTTTACGTTTGGCCATCCACTGCATACAAGTACAGCAACAAGTACAACATCTGGCGTATCCGATGCCCGTGATGAAACGCTTACTACAACAGCAGGGTCAAGCGCGGTAACAGCGGGAACGTATTTCCAGTTAGGCGACTACCTTTACATGGTTACAGAAGATAAATCATCAGGTTCAGGCACGTTAAAGTTTCAGCCGCCTTTGCGCGGTCAAATCGCATCAGGCACAGCACTGGATTTTACATTGCCCAAGAGTCTGTGGAGACTAGCCAGTAATGATATAGGGTGGTCAACAGATATCGCTTCCATGTACGGCTTTAGCCTTGCATTTGTCGAGGCCATCTAATGAGCAGAACATTATCAACAGCAATGCAAGCAGTAGCGACTGCCGAACTTGTACGCCCGATTTATCTGGTGGATTTAGAGTTTGCATCAGGTAGTATTTATCTATGGTCTGGGCTTGGCGATCTCAGCTTTAATTCTAATACTTACATTGGTGTAGGTGACTTGTTAAGCATAGGTGCAGTGCAGGAGTCTACAGAACTTACAGCAACGGGCGCACAGATTACACTAGGCGGCATCAAGCAAAGCTTATTAACTCTGGCTAGGGATGAGCCATATCAGGGTAGGCCGTTAACAATTAGGCTAGGCGCATTTGATGAAAATGGTGACTTGATAGCTTCCCCTGTAATTTTATTCAGCGGCTTCATGGATGTAATGACTATCAATGATTCTGGCGAAACATCAACGATCACTGTGAGCGCAGAAAACAAGCTAATTGTTTTTCAGAAAACAGCAGTCAGAAGATACACAGCAGAAGATCAAAAGATAGAACACCCAACAGATAAAGGGTTTGAATTTGTAGCTAAGATTCAAGAAAAAGAAGTGGTTTGGGGTCGCCCGTCACCCGCATCTATGAACACGGGAGGCAGAGGTAACCCATTAAGGGACTACAGATAGATGATAACGATACAGCACGAAAGTCTGTTAAATGTTAAAGAAGATATAAAGCCGCTACTTGAAGAACATTGGCGGCTTGTTGCGTTAAATCAGGGTAAGATAAAATTAAATCCTGATTGGAAAGAATATTCTAGGTTAGATACGGCAGGAATATTGAAGATATTTACTGCGCGGGATGATGGTGAGTTAGTTGGGTACTTTGTTCTGATAATCAATAAGAGTATCCATTATCAGGATCACTACTTTGCAGTAAATGATGTTGTATTTGTTTTGCCTGATAGCAGGGCGGGTGCAACTGGTTATAAATTAATCAAGTATGCAGAAGATTATTGTCGAGAATCTGGCGTTTCTTTGATGATGATTAATACGAAGGTACATATACCTTTCGACAAGCTAATGATAGGAATGGGCTTTGATTTAATTGAGCGCGTTTATTCTAAATTTTTAGGAAAGTAAAATGGCAGTAGCGGCAATAGCAGGATTAACAGCGGCAGTAGGTGGGGCTGTAGCGACAGGATTTGTGTTAGGCACTTTTGTAGCAACATTTGCAGTTGGCGCAGGGTTATCTATGGTATCTCGCGCCTTGATGCCTAAACCTGATCTGGGTCAGCAGATGACCGGATTATCTACAACTGTCAGAGAACCTGCATCCAGTAGAAAAATAATATACGGCAGAGCGCGGGTCGGTGGATCAATCGTTTACATGGATAGCACTGGCACTGATAACGAATACTTCCACATGGTTATCGCCATTGCAGGGCATGAAATAGATGCGTATGAAGAAGTCTATTTTAACGATCAGAAGATATGGGATGGCGGCAGTTTTGTAGGCAGTTGGGGAACGTATGTTTATTTAGGTTTACATGATGGCTCGCAAACAACAGCCGACAGCACCTTAGTTAATGCTTCAACTCAGTGGACTGCCGCACATAAGCTATTAGATACAGCGTATATGTATGTTCGCTTGAAATATGATGCAGAGCAATTTGCCAACGGACTGCCTAATGTATCCGCTGTAATCCGAGGCAAGAAAGTCTACAACCCATCAACATCCAGTACAGCGTGGTCGCAAAATCCTGCCCTAATAGTAAGAGATTATTTACTTGACTCTAAGTATGGGCTTGCAGAAACGTCAGCAAATATTAACGCCACCGCCTTATCAACAGCGCAAACTATTTGCGATCAAACTGTTAGCCTACAGGCAGGGGGTACACAGACGCGATTTGTAGCTGATGGTGTACTGGATACTGCCAATTCCATACAGAGCAACATAGAAGCATTGCTGAGTAGTATGGCGGGTAAGCTGATTCACTCTGGCGGTGAATATTTTATTACAGCGTCAGCTTATGTAACCCCAACAGTTACGATTGATGAATCTGTAATGGTTGCGCCTATGCAAGTTAAAACTAAGCAGAGCAGAAGATCAATTTATAATGGCGTGAAGGGCGTATTTAATAGTGAAGATGATAACTACATTACATCTGACTACCCGCCAGTAATATCTAGCACCTATAGCGCGGCTGATGGCGATCCTATTTATCTTGATCTGCCCTTACCCTTTACTACAAATCATGTCAGAGCGCAGAGAATAGCCAAGCGCGTTTTATTGCAGTCAAGACAACAAACTCAGATAACCGTACCTTGTAACTTAGCCGCATTGAAGTTTAAGGCGGGTGACACAATCATGGTTACGAATACTAAGCTAGGATGGGCATCAAAAGTATTTGAGGTTACGGGCTACGCATTAGACTTTACCGCATCAGGCGAAATCATTGTAAACGTGGATGCTTTAGAAACGGCATCGGCCATCTATGATTGGACTTCATCAGAAGAAGAAGATTATTTATCAGGCGGTGAAATCGATCTGTATGATGGCCGCACAGTTGCCGCGCCTACATCATTCGCAGGAACTGCATCAGCCGCAACCAACTTAGACGGTACAACTGTTAGTCAAATAGTATCTACATGGACTGCAAGCGCAGACGCATTTGTTGTTAAATATGAATATCAGTGGTCAACAGATAATAGCAACTGGAACAGCATAGATGTTGAGGGTACGCAATTTACGATAAGCCCAACTGTCGGTGCGGCTACTTACTACACTAGGGTTAGGGCGGTTAATGATATTGGTGTTCACAGTGCATTTGTTACTGCTAACGTCACAGCATTGGGTGATACAACTGCCCCTGCTGTACCTAGTTCGGTATCAGCAACTGGAGGCCAAGGGTCGATTACTTTGTCATGGACTAACCCGACAGATAAAGATTTTTCAAACGTAGAAATACACAGATCAACAAGTTCAAGTGGCACATATACAGCGGTAGCCAGTGTTGCAGGTGGTTATGGGTTGGCTTCATCGTTTGTAAACGGATCGCTTAATGATTCGACTGCATACTACTACAAGTTAAAGTCTGTCGATTACAGCGGAAATAAGTCAGCGTTTACCGCTGTTGTTAATGCAACTACAGATGCCCCTGCATCGCCACCAAGAGCAGACAATGGCTATGTCTATTACACTGTTTCTAGTGCTAATGCGCCTAGCACTCCAAGCGCAACATCGTACAATTACAATACCGCATCATTCGGTGGCCTGAGTACAAACTGGCAAAAGAATCCACCAACTATTAATGGAGCAGATGGCAAATTCTGGGCAAGTAGTTTTACGATTACAGAAGCTACATTTGGAGGCGCACAAACAATTACGTTTTCTGCTCCGTTTGCATCGACACAGTTCGATGGCTTGGTTACGTTTACAACATTAAACTCTGAGTTAGCAAATGCCTCTAGCACTGAAATCACTACCATTAATGGCGGCTTGTTAAAAACTGGGACTATTGATGTATCTAATGTAAATATATCGGGAACTGCAAGCGCGGGGATAAATATTAAATCTGCCGCAAGCGGTTCAAGAATGGAAATAGCATCTGATGTTATTAAGATATATGATGGGTCTACATTGCGCGTTAAATTAGGAAATTTGTGATAGGTTATTTTTTATGGGGACTTCAACGTGCCAACAATAAATTTAACAGACAATACACGGGGCAAATATCACGCATCAGGGTATACCTACGAACAATCTGCTACTGAAAATGTAGGATTTTCCTGTACTGTAAATACAGGCTCTTTAGGGAATTGGGAAATTTCTACTGATGGCACTTGGAATGGAATTGATAATTGCTCTGTTTCTGCAACTTCTGGATCAAACGGTAACACTATAACTATAACGCCAGATATTCATGCGTCAAGCTATGCAGTTTTCTTTCGAATTTTGAATACTCCACGAGCCGCATTGCTATGTGGCTCTATATCTAGAGCCTCTACACCTACCGCAACTTACGGATTAGAGGTTTACAACAGTTCTGGTGTTAAAATAATATCGCCAGATAGTTGGCTCACAAGGTTTGCCGCCTCTGGCACTGTCACTCAGACAATAAATGCAGGTGCTACTAGTTCAGCAATAAATGTTTCTGGAATGCAAAATAACAATTCTTGGGATGTATTAATTTCTCAAGTCAATCTATCTCTTACATCTGCGGTAGGTTACGTTGTATTAAATAATATAACAGTCAATAAATATTCGGGGTATTTTAAAATAACAAACAATAACAGTGCAGGAACTTCTTCAAGTATAAATAACGTAAATTACTTGGTGACGCGCGTATGAGTTACGGTATTGAAATTAAAAACACAAGCGGAGATATAATAATTGACGAAAAACACGCAAATTATTATCTCGAAACAACGTCACATCAGTCTGCGTCGCCATCATCAACATACCCGCCATCAGGAACGTCTAGCACTGACTTGATATTTGCACGTCCTGCTAACGGGGAAAATAAAACTGTATCGGTTCGATATTTAAATACTACATCAAATAATGTGAAATGGGCTGATGGTAGCAACCAATACCCTTCAAGCAAGAAAAACTTTGCGGGTGCGCCTACTTCCTATAAATATTACAGGGCAAAAAAATATTCAGATAGGTCAGTGCCTAGTGGTATGGGGTTGCAAGTGTTTGGTAGTAATGGAGATTTGTATTTTACAACTACAGACCCTAACTCAATTGAAATTGTTGCGGCTGGTAATAGTCAAGGATTCGGTCATGTTACATTTCCATCGACAAGTGGCGTATATACAAACCTTGGCGATTATTATTGCCTTATGAACACATCAGTCTATAACACGTTTTCTCAAGACGGCTTTGGGTTAGAATACAGCAATTTTTATACATACGAATGGACTACTTCAACATCAGGCAGGATTAAAGTGACTGGAGAATTTATTGAAGGAGAGGGTTCTTTTGACTACCATAACCCTGCAAGATTTGACTATATGATAATCAAGGTGTTGGGATAAGTGATATAATGTGGCCGACTAAGCCGGAGTAAAAAATGATTTATCAACTAGTGAAAGATGATACAGGTGTATCAATACAAGCAACCCTAACTAGGGCGAATGATGGCAGTGCCATAAACTGCGAGAACGGTACTGTGCGCCTGAAGGTGCGGCAGAAGGGATCAACGACTACCCTTTTTACTGTTACGGCAGGAAACTCAGGCACTAACCTACAGAATGGGATAGCGATATTCCAGTTTGAGGCAGGGCAGTTAGATTTAACAGAAGGTTACTATGAAGGCGAGATAGAAATCACCTTTAGCGATAGCACTGTGGAAACTGTATTTGAAACTTTAGAATTTTATGTTCGCGCTGACTTTGCATGATTAAGTTATCTGCGTTTTTAAACAGGGCGTTAGCCAAGGTTGCCGAAAGAAGGGCAAAGGCAGAGATCAGTCACAATCGCGCTGTATTTAAAGCTATATTTATTTCTATCAGGATACTGGCTAAAGAGGTTGCTGATGCAACAGGCGTTTCTGATGCGATTGCTAAAATTACAGGCAAGCAACTACAAGACAGCGGAACTATATCTGATGATTCGACTCACGCCATCGGCAAAACAAATGCAGAAAATGTTTCATTAAGTGAACAAACGCCAAAGAATGTAAACAAGCCGAAACAAGATAGCGCGGCAGTTGCCGAAGCGAACGTAAAAGCGTACGGAAAAAACAGCCAAGAAGCTATATCGCTTATCGATACGCAAAGTAATGCAGTCGGCAAAGGGCTTGATGAACTACCGCAGATAACAGATGCGCTTGCATTACAGGCATTAAAGTCACTAGCTGAACAGGCCATAGTTACAGATAGCGAAAGCAAAGGTATAGCAAAGGTATTTAGTGACAGCGCAGGGTTTACAGATTCTGTAGTAATAGCTAGATTGTTTTCAAGGGCATTTACGGAATCGCCTTCTGTATCTGATGTTGCTACGTTCATTGTTAACTTGACCAAATCAGACCAAGCTGACCTATCAGAGCAAATCAGTTTAGCCTACGCAAAGGTAAAAGCTGACAGCGCAGGAATAGGCGATGAAATAGGTATTGCAGTATCTAAAGGATTAACGGATGCCGCAGGGGTATCTGAAAGCATAGATATTCTACGGCAAAAGATTTTGAGCGATTCTGCAACGTGGTCAGACGATCACAGCATGGATTTCCATAAATTCATCACTGAAGGGTTATTCGCTACGGATGACTTGGATGGTGAAGCGACAGCGCAAGACGATCAGGAAATGTCATTTGTAAAAGTGCGTACTGATTTGGCGGCATTGTCAGACAGCCTTGCTACTACACAAGGCAAGGTAAATAGTGATACAATCGGGTCAACTGATTCTGGTTCTCTGCGCGGCCAAGGTTATGCGGAGTTTAGTTATTTTTTAGAAGATTATGTCGGTTACAGCCGAACTTTTTAGAGGTGCAAAATGTTAAACGAAAACTTAAAACTGCGCGGTGATGTTGCTCTTGTCTTAAAAGACAAAAATGGTAACGTAAAAGAGAAGCGCGAAATCAACAATCTGATTGTTTCGGCAGGATTGGAATTTATTTGCTCACGCATGGCGGGTACATCTGCTAACGTAATGTCGCATATGGCATTGGGTTCAGGCACTACTGCCGCCGCCGCAGGGCAGACTGATCTAGTATCTATTCTAGGCTCTAGAGAGGCATTAGACAGCTCAACTGCGTCAAGCAATACCATTACCTACGTTTCGTCTTTCGAGGCGGGAGAAGGCACTGGTGCGGTCACAGAAGCGGGTATCTTTAATGCCGCATCTAGTGGAGATATGCTTTGCCGCACAGTGTTTTCAGTGGTGAACAAGGAAGCTGACGATACTATGTCAGTTACTTGGACTATTACTTTAACTGCATCCTAATTTAGAAGGGGCTACCAATGTCTACGATTACTACAAGATCGGGCAAAGGATCGC